ACCAGATGAATATCTTAGTTATTAGACTGTGCTTTCCGTCATCAAAGCATACAAATAGCAGAAGCAGCACAAACAAACAATCATCGTCGCAACTCCTGAATGCATAGTCGTTTTCCCAGGCGATCGACATCTACGCATAGTAACGTTGAGACACGATAAATGGGACACGTACCAAAGTGCTATTCATACTGTCGATGCGGTTGTATACCCAATTCTCCCCGAAATCTGCTAAGATTATGACATCGACACGTTAAAAACGCCAAAAACCACCGAACATTTCGGTTGCGCTATTAGATAAGCCGATACATTCCTTTAGGAATGTAATGATGATGACTTCCCTCCCACCGATTCAGAAGAGTGGCATAGTGCGACCAATGTTAGAAAAGAAGATATAGCTATAACCCCGGTCGAGAACAATAATGTGTCACCGAAGGGAAAAAAGAAGTCGAAGAGAACCGAGAACGAAGATAGCTTAGCCAACCCGTCAGAGAGAACCGTTGACAAAAGTGGCAACAAACAGCCGGCACAATTTCAGAAAGACAGTTTGACGCCTGAGACCCATAAGCCTTCATCTTCCCTCGAAGTCAGTGCCCACAAACCGGTCATACCAGAGTTAAAAAAGAAGCTCGCTCAGTTGGATGCCCAGCTCGCCAGTGCCCAGGCAGCAAAAGCCTCGAGTAGCCGGAAAGCGGAAACTGCTGACCGCATTAAAGATGAAAATAAAAACAGTTCGGCTCCCGAGAACGGGAAACCACAGCGTGAGTAGCTGAAGAGAAGCCATCTAGCTGAGGCAACTGCATCCGTCGAAACTGAGGAAAAATTGGTGAAGGACGTAGATCCTACGAAAGCGAAAGCCAAAGGAGATGAACAAGCTGTTAAAGCGAAGCGTGGCAAGAGAATGAAAGTTGATGCAGATGCCTCAATTGAACTCGGCTTTATTCATGATGAACCTAAGAAGCCTGAATCAAATCATTCGACTAAATCCGTTGATCATCACAACACTAGTTACACCTCATCCCTGTCACAATGCGAACTCCCGCAGAACTATACACCTTTGTTCATTATTGACGAACCTGACATGTACCTGTTCAAAGATTTGATATAATAACATTAGTGCAAACGCGTTCTGCGACCCGAGCATGAAGATCAGTTCACGAAAGCATTGTTATCTATATTAACGGTGCATACACCTTCTCACCAGTTGACTTTGTTGAAACACCTGTATAAGAATATCAAGGATAAAAGACCGAATGGTGAAGAGACTCAAGCTCTAACCTTCAACTGGTTCCTGAACTCTGTGTGCAACGCGAATACGTCGGAATATAGAAGGAAACACTTTAAGAGGACAGAAATCACCGACGTCTTCATTAAAACAAGGCTAGCGATCATGTACAGAGGCCTCAAATGTGGCGTGCTCGGCAAGTACGCCGCCGGTTATGAATGCTACGATTTCGACTTTAAACTAGTGGCGAAACCGCAACCTGACACCCACTACATAGTGTACAGCAAAGACGTTGACAGCCCGAGCCTAATCAGTAAGGGTATAATATGGCCGAAGATGGAGGACGTCGCCACTTTTTCTGTCAGGACCGAGTGTGGTACATG